GTATAAACCATCATGTCCTTTGCCTCGATAAACGAAATGCTGTATTTGTAGTCTCCTGCTCCTCCTGTGGCCTCCGCCGTGAAAGCGTCCAGGTATACGTCGTGGTTTATCACGGTTTCTGTAACCATCAGCTTCAGGCGGGTTCCGTTCTTCCTCCAGCTCTCTAAAGTGTTTATGATCTCGTTGGGCGCTTTCCAGTGCTGTCGTTTTACGTAGCTCATGTTCTTCCGTTTTGCGCCGGGGAGGATCGTGTTGCTCCAGCTTATGTCTGTGAGCTTTTGTCCTTTCGGGAGTTTGATTTCCCCGGCGTTTATTATGTCGTAGCTCTGAAACTTCCCGGAAGTCTTGAGCTTTACGGTGTCCGGGAGCATCGACAGCGCCACTCGCGTCCCGCTTTTAATATCGGTGATGTAAATGTCCATCGCGCTCCTCCTTATGCTTTAACTGGCATGTTTACAAAAATGCGGGCGAGTCTCTCCGCCAGCTCGTCGCCGATGTCGTCGGCCATGCTGCGGATATGCGCTTTCAGAACGGTGAGGATTTGCTCGTCGTCTCCGGCGCTGCCTGTGCCTATTGTAAACTCCGGGTTTGCGGCGACGTCTATTTTGATTGTTACGCCTCCGCTGTTGTTGCCGGTGGCTACCGGCATGTCTTCGTCGTCGATCTTAATCTTGCCGACTACGCCTCCGTCTGCGTATGGCCTTACTCCCAGCAGCTCTCCCGTCTCCCTCCACAGGTCTATGCCGCGCGTTCTCTTGCTTGGCGATAGAGGAATTATGCTTTCGGCTCCTGCTTCGGCCACGATTCCCATGTGCGGCTTTGTCATGATTCCGCCGTGGGCGTGTTCGAGGATGCTGCCTTTTCCTTGGCTGGTGGTCAGTCCGGTTTCCTTCGATCCCTTCTGTCCTAAGCCGCCAAGCCAGCCTTTGAAGCTCGTCCACTTGTCGCCGATCCATTCGCCTATTCCGCCGAGTTTTTCTCCTACCCAGTTCCAGGCTGTGGTTGCTCCGCTTTTAATCGGTCCCCAGACGTTGTCTTCAAACCATCCGGAGACGCCGTCCCATGCGTTGCTTACGGCTGTCCAGGCTGCGTCAAATTGTGTCCCCAGCCATTCTCCGGCTGTTTCCGCTGCGCCCTTTACCGGCTCCCAGACCGTTTCGGAGAACCAGTCAGAAACGGTTCCCCAGGTTTCGCCTACCCAGGTCTTGGCGCCGTCCCATTTCTCGCTTACCCATTCGCCTGCGGCCTGTGCTCCGGTCTTCACCGGCGCCCATATGCTTTCCTCAAACCATCCGGAAAAGTCCGACCAGCGGTCTCCTACCCATGTCCGGGCTTCGTTCCACCTGTCGCTTACCCATTGGCCTGCCACTTGTGCTGCGTTGCTTACCGGGGTCCAGACCGTTTCGCCAAACCAGGTTGAGAAGTCTGTCCATCTGTCGCTGATCCATGTCTTAGTGTCGTCCCATTTCTCTCCGACCCATTCGCCTGCGGCTTGTGCTGCTTCGCTTACTGGCGTCCATACGCTCTCGTCGAACCATGCGGAGAAGTCGCTCCATTTTTCAGATACCCAGTCCTTTCCTTCACTCCATGCCCCGGCTGCGATGTTGATTGCTGAAATTCCGACGTCCTTTACCGGCGTCCATACCGAGGTGTCGAACCAGTCGCTGAAGCCGCTCCATTTGTCGCTTATCCAGTCTCCGGTCTCTCCCCATTTGTCAGCTACCCATGTTCCGGCGTTCGAGGCTCCTGTTTTGATGGATTCCCAGAGCTTCGTCAGGCCGCCGTCTTTGTCCGTAGCGTCTGATAGCGCTTTACCTGCTTTGTTGCCTCCCAGAAGTGCTCCCACGCCTCCTACGCCTGCTCCTACGAGGGCGCCGATGGCTGTTCCTACTCCTGGCACTACCGAGCCTATAAGCGCTCCTGTACCTGCTCCTGCGGCTACCATGCCGGTCTTGGTGCCTGCCGTGACGTATTGATCCTTGGCTCCTTTTGTGTCGCCTTCTTTGCTCTTGCCGATGCCTTTGAATAGGTCAATCGCTGCGCTTCCAAGCCCAAGCAGGCCGCCGATTATTCCTGCGCCTCCTGCTACGCCTGCAGCTGCAGCTCCGGCTGCGGTTGTTGCTGTTGTCCCGAGTGCTCCTCCGACGCTTCCAAGCGTGCCGCCGACGCCTCCGGTTACCGCGACAAGTGTTCCGTCTGCTGCGATTACTGAAGAAGTCGAGCCTGCCTGTAGCAGGGTTCCGAGAGCTCCGGTTGCTGATGTTAATCCTCCGGCTGTTGCCGCGGTTGCTGCTCCTCCTGCGGCTCCGGGTAAAAGTAGGGGAGCTCCTGCCGCGGGTAATGCTGCAGCTCCGCCGGTCAGCAGGGCCTTTGCTCCGCCTGCGCCTAATGCAGCGCCTCCTGCGGCTCCTCCTGCTGTTTTTATGATGTCTTTGGCTGCTTGGCCTATATTGTTCACGCTCTTGCCGTAAACGTTGACCACGTTGGACGTGACTGTCATGGTGGTTGTTGTGTATGCAGACGGCGAAGCTCCGGGCAGTGTGTTCCCGCTGCCTTTGGTGAAGATGTTCTTAATGTCCGTGATCAGGCTTTTGGCTTCTTTTACGCCTCTGTAAACTCCGCCTATGAGCTTGCCTCCCAGGATTACGCCCAGGGCTGCTACCACTTCTTTGTTGTTGTTTGCCCAGTCTTTGAATGCCTGGGTTATTTGCTTTGTGTCAAAGCCTTCTTTGAAGCCCTTCAGGAAGCCTGCGCCTACGGATTTGCCTTCGCCTATGGTGTCGCTTACGTTGATTCCAAGCAGCGCCAGCAGTCCCATTGTGATTCCGCTGCCGATCCCTTTGCCTATACTGGTCGCTTTGTCGGCAAAGAATTGCTTTCCGGTGCTGTTCCACCATGAGCTGAATGGCTCCGCGATGATCTTGTCCCAGGCTATCTTTATTTTTCCCCAGACGTCTGCGTTCTCCCAGTCTTCTCCGCTGGTGAATTCCTGAATTGTTTCTCTTAGCCATGTCACTTTGCCGTCGATGTAGTCCATAACTCCGCCTATGGCTTTTTCTATCGCTGGCATCTTGCCAGTTAGCCACGATGCAAATTGCCGCAGGTAAGGGGCGAGCCTTTCGCCGAGCGAAATCTTGACGCCTTCTACCGCGCTCTGTAGCAGGGTAAATGAACCGGCCACGTTGTCGAGCATGATTTCTGCCATTCTTTCCGCTGTGCCTTCGCTGTTTGCGATTGATTCCGACAGGCTGTCGAAGTCTTCCTGGGCTGCGTTCATGATGGCCAGCATTCCGCTCATTGCGTAGCTGCCGAATAGCGTTGATGCCGCTGCAGTCTTTTCGGTTGCGCTTAATTTCGAGAAGCCAGTTCTCAGGTCGGACATGACTGTGTGGAATGATTGCGCGTTTCCGTTGCTGTCGGTCATGCTTACTCCGAGCTCTTTCATGAGCTTGGCCTGTTCGTCTGTCGGTGTTACCAGATTGCTTATTGCTGTCTTGAGCGCTGTTCCGGCCATGCTGCCCTTTACTGAGGCGTTGGCCATTAGTCCTATCGCCGTGGCCATATCGTCTACGCTGTATCCCATGGCACCTGCGATCGGCGCTACGTACTTGAATGTCTCGCCCATTTGCGCTACGTCTACGTTGGTGGCTGCCGCCGCCTTTGCCAGAACGTCCGCAAAGCGCGATGTGTCCTCTGCCTTTAGTCCGAAGGCGGCGAGGGTGTCTGTTACTATGCTGGCGGTTGAAGCAAGGTCGAGGCCGTCTGCCGCTGAAAGTGCGAGAACGCCATCGATACCGGCCAGCATTTGTTCCGTTGACCAGCCTGCCTGTGCCATGAAGGTGAAGGCTTCCCCGGCTTCGGTGGCCGTGAATTTAGTCGTTCTGCCCATCTCCTTGGCCTTCTCCGTGACCAGCGCAATCTGGTCTGCTGTCATTTCTCCGACCGCTTGCACCTTGCTCATGGTCGCCTCGAAGCTCGCGAAGGTGTCTATGGTGTCTTTCAGTCCGACTGAAACTCCTATTACGGCTCCGAGTTGGATCAGCGGGTTCTTCAGCAGGTTTATTACGCCTCGGATCGGCGCGGTTGCCTTGTCGAGAACGGTCATCGTTACGCTCCAAACCTTACCGGTTATTCCTTTAAGCGATGTACCTATTCTTCCGGCGACGGCGCTCGCCTTGTCCACCGCCTCTATAACTGCGCTGAATTTGGTCTTGTTGAATTCGTCCATCTTCGATTTTGTTTTCTCGATGGTCTTGTCAAATTGTGATATTTTCTTTGTCGCCTGGGATACTCCCGGGTCTGTCTTGTCTTGTACCTCGATGGGTATTTCAATGCGGAAAGTTTCCATGTGGGTTCCTCCTTTCTTTTTTATTTTTTATAAACAAAAAAGCACCGGTTTCCCGATGCCTTTTGGCTTATCAGTTTAAATTGCCTAATTCCTACTTGCTTCTTTCATTATCTCCTCTATTGTTGTGTTAAAAAATTGTGCTATTTTTATAATTGATGTCAGGTGAACATCTTCTGATCTATATTCGCTCGGTAATATTATTCTGTTATACTGTTCTATGCTGATGCCTATTTCCTTCTCTATGACTTCTCTTTTTATCGGGCCTATGCCAAATTTCGATTCTACTAAATTTCTCACGGCGCGACTTAATGTGTATTTTTCAATTAGTTTTGATGTGAATTCTGGCGAGTACCCTTCTTTGTTTCCTAATGCGGTATATGCTTCTGACTCTTTCAAAAATATTCTTTTCCCAAAGTCTTCTTCCTTAAATTCTCCATGCTTTCTTATTTTTATTTTAGCCGTCATTTCCTCGTTATCAAATATAATTTGCCAGATATGTGCTGTTGTCACGCTTTTACTGTTATTTGTTTTTACGAGGTAAACCCTTTGCCCCGGTTTTATATCATACGGTATCTTTGCCGTCCCATGAACATTATCTGTCACTATCATGCACCTCCCTGCGC